GAACAGTGAACCACGCGAAGGATTTGATAGGTGCATTCATGGCTTACTACGCAACGCGGGAGAGGCAGCCGAGGTACGGCCAGCGGATGGCCGAGGAGATGGTAGACAGCCTGTCGTGGATGGGCCCCCGGTACAAACAGGCGGTTTACGAAGAGGTGTTGCGAACGTTCGTCCCTACGCAGATGCGGCCGCTGCCGGATATGGCCGCGGTAAACAAGGCGATGAAGGAGCTTCCACCTCCGGACACATTTCGCGACTACACACAAAGCAACCTGATCGATGCCCCACTCAACGTTGACGCGAACGCCGAGGACAGGAGGGCGTGGACAGATCTGCTTGAGAAGATGCGGCGGGATCTCAGAGGCCGCAAGGACAGATCCGGAGCATACGCTCCTGACGAGGTTGATCGAGTCAGGCGCAAAGCAGAAAGAGGCGAGGCGAGCGAGTACGAACAGTATTGGCTGCGCGTGATGGAGGAGTTTTCTGGAGATTGGGAAGCGGCGAGGAAGACGATAGGGGTACCGCAATGACATTCGGGCGGCGTGTCTGGAGATCGGCGTGCACGACAGCACGCGCGCGGTTCAATTCCGCGGCCGTCCAATCCGAGATCGACCGGGCTATCCGTGCGTGACACGTGCTCCCGGCGTCCGGAAGGCTTGACCTGCTATTCGTGCGTGACACGTGACGCAGGCGGGCCAGAGAGATATTTGGACCGGATCAGTAGCAGTGCAGTGTGGTCTGTAGGGGATTTGCTGCGTTTGCTGATCACCTTTCGGCCGGTCCAGAGAGGTAGCCGGGGTGCCCGGCCAGTCCAGGGCACCCCGGCGTTTTGGGGGATGACGTGGCAGATGAGTTGGAAGTTGTCGGTGAGATAGCGAAGGTTGAGTCGTTTACTTCGAGCGGAGGCGGGGTGCTTGTAAAGCTGAGGATTCCGGACGACGGATCAGGATCAGGCGGCGTGTTGCTCGCGAACGTTCAGCGGATAGCCGACGTCACGTTCGCGTTCCGCGAGACAGTCGGAGACATCGAGGACGAGGACGAGAGCCAGTCGGAGATGTTTTGAAACCGATCTACAGTCAGACGATTACCGGTAGGCTCCCGCGCGTGAACGAGTGGCACACCATGGGACGCATCGGGAAGCAGCATCGGATTGTCAAGTCGCGGCTGTACGCAGAAAATGTCCAGGACGCGGCGTCGCTATTCAGCATCGCAGCGGCGGAGAATCCTATTGACTACCCGGTGGACATGCACCTAATCGTGTCGATCTGGAAGCGCATTGATACCGACGCGTGCGTCAAAGGCATCATGGACGCGCTTGAGAAAGGCGGCGTTCTCAAAGATGACAAGATGGTCAGGGACATTCTCATCACTCGCGAGTATCATAGTCGTGACCACCACGATGTGTGCACCGTGGAACTTTACGCAACGGGGGCTGACAGATGGACTACGTCGTAAGTGTCGTTTTCGACTACGATGAACGGACAGCCTACCACCGGCTTGGCGAGGTGTTTGCAAAAAGCGTTGAGCTCAACTGGCCGGAAGCGCAGCTTGTCATGCACCAGGTTCCGCCACCGCTCGAGGTCAAGAAAAACAGCGGGATGAGCAGCAATCATTACAAGTTCAAGTTCTGGTCTTCGTTTGTTGAGGCGTGCCAGGACGGAGATAGGGTGGTGATGATGGACGCAGACACCGTGGTGTTGCAGTCGCTTTCGCCTGCTTACGATCAGGATTTCGACATCGCGCTTACGCGACGGACGTCTACGCAGTGGCCGTACAACGGCGGCGTGGTTTTCGTCCGCGTCAACAATCGGTCGCGGGCGTTCATTCGCAAGTGGGGCGAGATAGACGAGCAGATGTATCTCGACGATGATTTTCACCAACCGTACAAGCGCAAGTACAAAGGCCAGAACCAAGCGTCGCTTGGATGGATGGTCGAGCACGACGACGGAGCGACGCAGATCGTCGAGCTACCGTGCGCCGTGTGGAATGCGTGCAATGACGACTGGATGCGTTTCGGCCCGCACACGCGCGTGCTGCACGTCAAGTCACAACTTCGGAGGGCGGTGCTCCGGCAGATAGCAGGATGGCCAAGTGCGATGCGTGCGGCGTGCCGCGCGTGGCAGGACATAGCGGACGTGGTAGACGCTGCAAAGGGGGAATGATGCAAATAGTAGTGGTGAGCATGGTCAAAAACGAGGAACTATTCATTGGTGCAGCGCTCAAAGCTGTCCGGGAGTTTGCCGACCATGTGATTGTGATCGACACCGGAAGCACCGACCGAACGGAGGACCGAGCGGTGTCGGCGCTAAACGGCCGGGTCAGCTACACCATCCAGCATGAGCCGGATCTGCGCAAGACACACCGTCATGTGGTGCCGTACGTGGGCACTGACACGTGGGTTTTCGGCGTGGACGGAGACGAGATCTACGACCCGGAGGGACTTCGCCGAGTGCGTGGGGTGATTGAGACCGGGGCGCTTGACTCCTGCTGGCAATGCAAAGGGATGTATTTCCACGTGACGGATATGAACACGCGGTTTGCAATTGGGCACTTTGGACCACCATCTTGGAACCCGACCAAGCTGTACAACTTCGCTAACATTGTCGAGTGGCCGGAAGATGGCGAGCGCACGCTGTTTCACTGCAAAACGCGCGTTGTTAAACCCGCGGCCGCCAAGTCGCACGATGTCGCCGATTGGGAAGTCTCTGATCTTCGGTGTCTGCACATGCGACACTTGCAGGGCGACCGGTTGAACCCGGAAGATCTGATCGGACACGGAAGCGCATCTGACCGAGGCGGCGAGAAAGGTAAGAACAAACGTCGGTCCTACCGGATGGGCCCGATCCAGCACATCAAGCTCGACGCATTTAAGGGGGTACTCAGTGGCACATTGGTTGAGTAACGGAGACGTATTCCTACACAATCCGAGGACCGGCGGCACGTTTGTTACTGCGGTGCTGCGACGGTGCAAGGTGCTTGGGAAAGGGATCGGCGAGAAGCACGATTGCCCCGGTGTTGTAGACATGCCGATGACGGTCTACCACCACGTGTTTGTCCGAGATCCGTACAAGTGGATCAAGAGCGTCTGGTCGATTCAGCACGATTGGGGATGGCCGCTGTACCCGAAGTATGAGCATCGATGGTGGCACCCGTTTCGCGAGATCAACAACCCGCCAGACAAAGCGAAGGTTGATTTTGAGCAATTCCTGTTTTGGCTGTGCAGTGAGCATCCAGGATGGGTAACGAGCATTTTCTGTAAGTTCGCCGACTGGCCGTGCAGCGTAGTCTACGACACCGACGACATGGATCGCCAGCTTCCGCAGCTTCTCGGGACCATAGGCGTGCCCAGAGCTGTCGCGCAAGAAGCTATCCAATACGTTGAGGCTGCCAAGAAACCACGGAACGACTTTCCGCTACCTCCGGACGTATCGCCGCAGTGCCGAGCTGTGTTTGAGACGGCAGAGCAGACAGCCTATAGGAGATTCGGCTATGCCCAAGAAACGACTTGACCCGAACCGGCCGCGACGGTGGCAAGCAATCCTCCGGCGCATTCCTGACGGTGTCGAGTGGCACGGCGCCGAGGTTGGTGTTTGGATGGGCCGGACGGCGATGGAAGTGCTCAAAGCGCGCCCGCTACTGACGTGGTACATGATCGATCCTTGGCAAGCGCCGGATGCGAAGAGCGAATACGCGCAGTCTCCGGACTCAATCGCAAAGAACCAGCAGCCCTACTTTGAGGAGTGCTACGCAAAGACGTTACAGGCAATCAAGCCGTGGGCAGAGCAGGCCGTGATGATGCGGATGTACAGCGAAGATGCGGCGTCGAAGTTTGAGGACCGCTCGCTCGACTGCGTGTTCATCGACGCAATCCACACTTACGACGCAGTTCGTACGGACATAGCATTGTGGTTGCCAAAGGTGCGTGTCGGCGGGTGGATCGGTGGACACGACTATGGCAACGAGCCGCGATTTCCTGGGGTGCGCCTGGCGGTTGACGAGGTGTTTGGGGACGACAAGGAAACAGACGGTGACTGCACTTACTTTCACCGCGTTCGGGGGGATGAGCTGTGAGAGCTATGACACGTGCAGTGTGGAGACGCGCCACTCAGATACCGGAGCTCGGCGGTGGCGGTTCAACGATTGGGCCTGAGCTGTTTCGGCTTGCCTCACAGGTGCCGCTCAACCACTGCATCGTTGACGTCGGTCCGTGGCTGGGATCGACGACCGCATACCTGGCAATGGGCGTCATTGAGGCGGAGAGCTGCGTGCCGATTCACTCCTACGATCGATGGAAAGTGTTCTATGCGATGCGCAAGAACGCGTACCGGCAGAGCAAGACGGTGATCCCAGAAGTTGGCAAGTCGTTTTTCAAGCTGTGGGCGGAGAACGTCGTGGACATCGGCGCGGAGATCATCCCGCACAAGGGCGATGTGTACCTTACCGAAGAGTTGCCGGACAGGCCGATTGGGCTGCTGGTAGACGACTGCACCGTGGGGACGGTTGCACTCGATGCGCTGTTTGATCGGTTCGGTCCGATTCTCGCCCGTGGCGCAACGGTCGTCATGATGGACTACTACCACCGCAAGCGCGCGGCAGAGTTCGCCGAAACGCCGGAGTGGTTTGCGGATCGGATCGACATGTTTGATGGTCCTCGAGAGATAGAAGGGGCGCGCAATGTCGCGGCCGCCTTCACATACAAAGGGGGGTGGGAATGAAAGTTGTGATCATCGGTTACGGAGTCGTTGGGGAAAACATGCTTGAGCTGTTTCCGGAGGCGGATGTGCACGATCCGGCGAAAAACATGTTAGCCGGTAAGCGAAAAGTAGAGGTGATGAGGTTGTCTGATGAGCAGACAAAATGTTACGAGATAAAGCCAGGTAAGTGGTACGACGTTGGGTTTGTGTGCGTGCCCACCGACAAGCTACCGTCCGGTAGTGCTGACACGTCTATCGTGGAAAGCGTCGTTGAGGAGTGGAGCGTGCAGTGCGATGTGCTGGTGATCAAGTCGACGGTGCCGCCTGGCACGACGCAGAGACTTCGTGAGGAAGGGTACCGGGTAGTTATGAGTCCGGAGTACTTCGGGGCAACCGCTCACGCGAATGCTCTTGATCACCACTTTGTGATCCTCGGCGGAGCTCAGGAAGATTGCGACATCGTGGCCGAGCTGTACAAAGAGTACACCCCGGCCACCTACCGGATCTACAAGACGAGCGCCACCATGGCCGAGTTGGTCAAGTACAGCGAGAATGCGTGGATCGCAACCAAGGTCACGTTCGTGAACGAAATGGCGCAGGCATGCGAGCACTACGGGCTCGACCGCGACGAGTGGCGGGAGCTATGGCTACTCGATGAGCGAATCAGCAGGCACCACACCTACAGTTACCGGGAGCATCCTTACTACGCAAGTCATTGCCTCGACAAAGACGTTCCGGCGATGCTTGCCGCGGCAGCGTTACGAGGGCTGCTGTTACCACTCATCCAATCTGTGCAGACCATCAACCACAACAGGAGGTACCACGCATGAGCGGAGAGATAGTTAAAATCGAGCTTGAAGAAGCTTTTGAGCATTTGCTAAACCTTGATGTGCCGGCGACATGGGAGCGGACCAGAGAAGCAGACGACGGGGTTGAGTGGACACGCGGAAAGCTGACCATCGTTGCAAGCGCTGCTATCGAGGATGACAACGCGGTGTGGGTGCACATCAGCCTGAGCTATCCGGGGAAGCTCCCCACGTGGGACGACATCAAAGGCGTGAGAAACGTCATTCTTGGATCGAACCGGTGGGCGTACCAGGTGCTGCCTCCTGACGATAGGTCGATCAACATACACCCTTACTGTCTTCACATCTGGGCGCCGTGGAATGAGGACGACGATCTGATGCCTGATTTCGCACGAGGGGGAAAGACGATATGAGCACACGGTTTCCAACGCTTGCCGAGAGTCAGGACGCTGGAACGATCGCGGCGAAGTCAGAAACAAGCAAGGCGATCAAGCGTACGTCGGAGAATATCGACGCCGTGCTCCGGGAGTGCGAGCGGCTGCAAGCGGAGAACGCCGAGCTCAGAGCGCGGTATGACGTGATGGTTGCGCGGTGCAACGAGCTTGTCGACAAGCTCAAGGGGCGGCGGCGTGACACATAGGATTCGAAATACACAGTTTAGGCATGAATACACTCGTTCTGCACACGTGATCGATCAGGTAGACGTCTGGGTGGACGGAAGCAACGATTTGGTAGACTGGATCTACAACTTTCGCACCATGCGCTCGATCGGTGACAACGAGCGAGTCAACCGGATGGATCGCCACGAGGCAATACGCGTGCTCAGGGTGTTGCTGAGGACGTACCCAAATACTCAAAAGTGGTACATCAACGGTCATTCTCGTGGCGGCGCAATTGCTCAGATCGTCGCACGGGAGCTTGCGCGCAAAGGGCACAGAGTGCTGCTGCGCTGCGTCGGTTCAAAGCGGACCGGCAACCGGCGGTTTGTCCAGGCGCTGTCTGGCGTAGTTCGGACACTGTCTGTCCGCAACCGCGGTGACTTGGTACCGTTTCTGCCGCCGTGGTACGCTCGCCTGCAGCCGGAGATTGTCACCTACAAGCCGTGGAGTGGACCATACAAGGCGCACGTTGACTATGATGGATGGCGGTAGTTGACGATGGTAAAGATGTGTGATAAGGTGGCGTTGTGAAGGTGATAAGCGTTACGGCTCCGTACGCGTACCTAATCGCGTCAGGAGCAAAGGACATTGAAAACCGCACGTGGTCTACCAAATACCGAGGTCGAGTGCTGATACATGCGTCAGGACAGCTTGACCATTTCGGCATATCTGCGGATCTGATACCAGACAAGGTTGCAGAGGCGTATGCTGCGGTGCCTGCTCCAGATCCGCCGACCGTGGACGCTGCGCTGCGACACGCAGATAAGCACGACGGCTTCATCGCATCGCTGGCGAGACTCTACGTCCTCACTGCTGAGTACTACGGCCTTGATCGGCTGGACGACGAGGAGGCGTGCCGAGAAGCTCTTGCACGAGCTGACCGTCCATTCATACGCAGTGGCGCTATTATCGGTGACGTTGAGATCGTTGACGTTGTGCGAGATTCGCAGTCGATATGGGCCGAAGATGGGCAGTACCATTTTGTGCTCCGGTCGCCCAGGTTGTACGTCTCTCCGGTCATCAATGTAGAGGGCCGCTTGCGGGTTTGGAACATTGACGTCGAACTTCCTGAAATGTGTTATCATCTTGATAAATCCATAGAGAGGAGGAGCGTATGTTGACATCTCCAGGCATCACCCCGAGTGGCAGAATCAGCGGCCGCGGAGGCGGTTAATCTGTGACTCACTATGCAGCGGCTCTGTCACAGGAGCCGCTCATTGTTTTCTTCTCTACCGGCAAAGACTCTGTAGTCATGCTGGATCTTCTCTGCAAGCACCATGAATCAGACATGGTCTTTGTCTATCTGTACTACTTTGCAACAACCCCATCGAAAGACGCGCTATTACGGTGGTACGAAAGGCGATACAGAATCACGATCAACCGACTTCCGGGGCCAGCCACAAGATCGATAGAGTGTGGAAAGAAAATCAGGATGGCTGATATCGAGGCGGAGCTCCGGCAAGAGCACGATATCTCCTACATAGCGCAAGGCGTAAGGCGTGATGAGTCTTTCGCGCGCCGTGGAATGCTGGCAAAAACAGTCGACGGGGTTGACGCGAGGAACTTGAAGTTCTATCCAGTGTGCGACATCAGCGCCAAGGAGGCCATGGCGTATTGCAAGGCAAACAAGCTACCTCTGCCCGTTGAATACAGCAGAGGGTTGAAGCATGAGATATCAGAAGCTGACGGAGAGTTACTGCTGTGGGTAAAGAACAATTTTCCGGCCGATTACAGCGCACTCAAGACTGCGTCACCGATGGTGGAAGCGATGACAAAACGGGCACAATGGTATGGCGGCAAATAGACTAGAAGCATTCGAGGTTGAGGTAGTAAACCGCGCGGACATACGAGAGGCAGACTACAACCCAAGGAAGATAAGCGAGGGGGCGGCAAAGAAGCTGCGCAAGTTTTTGCGCACCAACGGTCTTTGGTCTCCTTTGGTCGTAAACCGGAGATCTATGACGCTCGTCTCCGGACATCAGCGGCTGGCGGCCATGGACACAGTGATACGTAAGCAGGACTACGAGCTGACCGTGGCAATGGTAGACGTAGACGAGAAAACCGAGGTAGCAGGAAACGTCTTCATGAACAACCCATCTGCGCAGGGCGAATGGGATGTGTTCGCTCTATCCAGCCTCAAGGATATCGTTCCTGAAATTGACTATGTAGCCGACCTTGGTTTTGACGAGTCTGACGTATCAGTTTTGCTTGGTGATGATTTTCTGTCGCCGGTCTTTGATGACGACCCGCAAGAAACTGTCTCAGTAGAGCATGCTCGAGAGATTAAAAAGAAGCAAAGAGACAACGCCAGGGATCAAACAAACGAGGACGGGTCCTATCATGCTGAGTCTGCTGACTATACAGTAACGGTGGTGTTCCCAAACAACCGAGAAAAGCGGGAGTTCATGCGCAAGGTGCACAAGCCGGAGACTGAGAAGCACATAAAGCACACGGTGCTGATTGACATTGCAAGCGGAGCAATTGACATTTTGGTCTGAAAGCTGAACAATCGAGAGTGACGTATGAAATCGTATACACGTGAAACAGTTCTTGAAGCAATAAAGGGGTCCGGTGGGATAATGTCTCACGTTGCGGCAAAGCTGCGTTGTTGCTGGAGCACCGCGGCCAACTACGTTAACAAGTGGGAGGCAACAAAGCAGGCTATGAAGGACGAGGGCGAGAGGGTTTTGGACCTCGCCGAAAGCCAGCTATTAGCCGCAGTCAAGGACCGTGAACCGTGGGCTGTCCGCATGATGCTCTACACGCGAGGAAAGAAGCGCGGTTTTACAGAGCGCACCGAAATTGCAGGACTTGACGGAGAATCGATCAAGATTGTGTACCAGGCGGTGCCGAAGCCGGAAGATGCAGGCGACGCTACAGGTCAATAGCGCATACACTCACCTCCAGGAATACGGTTACCGGTACGAGGTCGTCACCGGCGGGGCTGGATCTGGCAAGAGCTACGCCGTCGCGCAGCACATCGTATTGGCATCGATGACACCACAGAACCTTGGGCGCAAGTTCCTGTGCGTCAGAAAGGTTGCGAGGACACTTCGCAACTCAGTGTTTGCGCTGTTGCGAGACATCATCTCAGAGATGGGGCTTGCCCAGTGGTTTCGCGTAAACCGATCGGAGATGACTCTTGTCTCGCCGATTGGGGTTGAAATCATGATGACGGGGCTTGACGATGTGGAGAAGCTGAAGTCGGTGCATGGGATGACGGACATCTGGATTGAAGAGGCTACCGAGCTACAGCGTGACGACCTCCGGCAGCTAGACTTGCGGTTGCGCGGGATGGGCCACGAGAAGCGCGTAGTCATGACGTTCAACCCGATTCTGAACACGCACTGGCTCAAACGCGAGTTCTTCGATGAGCCGCGATTGAACGCACGGATCACCAAAACCACCTACAAGGACAACGCGTTTCTGGATGCGGAGTACCGGCAACATCTTGAAGAGCTGAAGGAGCGATCGCCGTACTTTTACCAGGTGTACACGCTCGGCGAATGGGGTGTGCTTGGGAACGTAGTGTTTACCGATTTTGTGATAGAGGACTTCGACTATGGGCCGGACGATCTTGAGTCGTTTGGGGGCGGGATTGACTTCGGCTACAATCATCCGTCGGCTATTGTCTGGGCAGGCATGAGAGACGGCGAGGTTTACGTATTCGACGAAGTGTACGAGCGCAAGTTGACGAACGCCGATCTTGTTGACGTGCTGCGAGGGATAGACCAGGACAAGCGGTGGTCCTACATTGCGGACAGTGCGGAGCCGGACAGGATAGAGGAGTTCAGGCGCGACGGCTTCAACGTAAGTCCGGCGAAAAAAGGGAAAAGCTCGATCAAGTACGGCGTCGATTGGCTGCGACAGCGGAGAATCCACATCCACAAGACCAGGTGTCCGCACACCGCAGAGGAGGTCATGTCCTACCACTACAAAGAGGATCGAAACGGTGATACAATCGATGAGCCGGTGGACCTCAACAACCACGCGATTGATGCGTTGCGGTACCACTTCGAAGAGATGTGGACCGGCGAGGTAGTTCATGACTTTGGCTGGGTAATAGCGTAGGGGGTGCGATGACTCCGCTTGAAAGAATAGGGACATGGATGCAGCCCTTTGCGCGCGGGCTCGGGCTTGTGACGAAAGGCGAGACGACTATTGAGCCGTCCGGCAAAACAATTACCGAAAGCTCTGATCTGTACGACGTGGTGTGGGGCGCTGGGATTTTTCAGGATGTGCACCCTATCCTCGCCTACCGGCTGGCGATGAAGTCCGACGTGCTCGGTACCGCCGTGCACCGTATCGCGACGCAGATTGCAGGCTTTACGCTCGGGTTGACGATCGACGGCTCCGACTTTGAGACTGATTCTCCGGCGGTGACCTTTCTTTCAACCGGCAGCGAGGGGTACAGCAAGAGACGTTTCTTCTACGAGATCGCCTACAGCTTTCTGCTGACGAACGAAGCTTGGGTGGTGCTGCGCGGCCGCCCGGAGTCAGAACCGGTTGCTCGCACGTGGGTGTACCCGTTTGACGTGATCAACGACAACTCGCGTAGTGATGGATTGCCGTTGACGTTCCGGACGGTGGGAGATCGTGATCGGCGGACGTACCGACGCACTGAGTCCAACGGACGCATTCGGTGGCTGAGCGAGGACGGGCTGAATGAGTTGGTGCCGATACTTGGCGCCGAGGCTATCGACCGTCCGTATCGTGGGCAGTCACCGCTTGGATCACTGCTGTACAGCGTGCAGCAAAACGTGGAGGGCAAGCGGCATAACACTTCGGTGCTGAAGAACGGACTGCGCCTTACCGGCGGAGTGATGCCGCTTGAGGGCGAGCGCTTCGAGGATGCCGCGGTCAATCAGATTCGCGCAGCGTTCCAAGCGCTGAGAGGATCGGCGACAGCAGGCGGGACGCTTGTCATGCCGCGTCCCGTCCAGGCGCTTGACTTGGCAATCAGCAACAGAGAGATGGACTATGTGGAGTTGCTCAAAGAGGCCAAGGAGGCGGTGTACACGTTCTACGGCATCCCCCTCCCTATGGTGAGCAACGACGCCTCAACGTTCAACAACTACGCGACTGCACAGACGGCGTTTTTCGATCAGGGCGTGTTTCCGGTGTTCGACGATATCGCCGACGCGCTGACATTAGGGCTTGAGCCGAGGTACCCGGAGCTGCTCGAGGCTGATATCACCTACAACGAGTCGACAATCAAGACGCTGAAGGGGCGAAACCTTGAGCGGATGAAACGAGCTCGCGATACGCAATCTATGACGACCAACGAGATCCGCGCCATTGGCGGGTTTGACGAGGTTGACGGCGGCGACGATATCCTCGCACCATCGACGCTACTGCCGATTGGCGACTCGGATCTAATGGAGCCTCCGGAGCCACGGATAGACGATGTGCCGGACGACGGTGCCGGAGCAACCGACGGGCTTGACGATGGCGAGTAGGCGAGAGCAGCTGCGCCAGGCGAGAGCCGCGAGCAAGACCGGGAGGAACTACTACGAGCGCGAGCTACGCACATGGGAGAAACGCATCGTTGCCGAGTGGGCGCCTGGGTCGGTGCAAATGCCGCAGGACGCAGATACTGAGCTGAGCATCATTCTCAACCGTGGATACTCGCTGGTTGCAAACAGGTTGTTGCCGAGAGACTGGCGAGCATACAAGCAGGTAGACGACGAGGATCCGATAGACGAGGCGATGAGAGCGATTGCTGGGATGCTTGCTGTGGCGTTTGTCGGGCAGCTTGCGGACAGTGTCTCGAGCATTACCAACACAGTGCTCAAGTACTTTGGGTTTGCATCTGCCGCGGGAGAGGCGGCGCGCGCTGACGGGCAGGACTTCAATACCGCCGCCAGAACGGATCTTGCACGGCGGCTTCGTCGGCATCGAATCATCATAGCGGTTACAGAGAGCAACTGGACGGTAAACGTCACCCGGGACACGGCTGTGTTGAGCGTGGTTGATCCACTGCAGAACAGCGTTGAACGGATCGCGGCGCTGATTGAGAGCGGTGATATCAACGGCGCAAAGCGGTTGAGTCGTGAGGTGGTGAAGCTGGCACGGTTGCCGACATCGGTAAGCGAGGGCGAGTTGCTGCGCTACATAGACGATGCGCGCGACCGGCTGACAACTCCGCTCACTCAGGGTAGAATAGTGGCAACGATGAGGCAGCGGGCGGCAGATCTTGACTCGCAGGAGAAAGAGTGGGCGGCGATCTTCCACAACACGCGGCCAAGTCACGCAGCGGCGGACGGACAGCGGAAGCCGATCGGAGAGCCGTACCAGCTGCCTGGTGGGTTGCTCATGTATCCGATGGATAGGAGCTTTGGGGCGGACGGCTCTGAAATTTATGGGTGCCAATGCGAGAGCGTCTACCTGTAGGAGGGCGGTATGTTGTACAGAGGCTACGGGCAGGTGAAGTCAGTGACCGTCGAGAAGCGTGTCGCCGATGACGGAAACGACATCATGACAGGGATAGTGGAAGGCTACCTGTCAACATGGGACATTGATCGGGCGGGCGACCAGTTTGTTAAAGGTAGCTTTCGGGAATCTATCGAGGATTTGCGGAGGCGCAAGCGGCAGATGCGGCTGAGGCGAAATCACTTTGGGCCGCTTATTGGCGGGCTTGACCCAGAGAAGCTTACAGAAGACGAAATCGGATTGTACGGAGTTGCCGATATCAATCTTATGGTCAAAGAGGGCCAGGAGGCATACGCGCTGGCCAAGCAGGGCGTTTTGTCAGACTTCTCTGTGGGCGTGTCGGTGAAGACTGAGGACATGGACCAGACAGAAACGGCCCGCCGGTTCCAGAAGTGCACCATTTGGGAAACATCCCTGGTCGATGAGCCGATGAACCCGCGAGCTATGTTCACCGCGGTGCGAAGCTATTTTGATCCGGTGGAGACGTACGACGATGCAGTGGCGGCGGTTGCATCATACAAGGCTTATATTGACGAGATAGCCGAGGATGAACGCGAGGAGGTCAAGTCAGAATTGGACGCACGGTTCCGCGAGATTGCTGGGCATGAGTCACCGTTGACACGCGGCACATGGAGCCTGCAGGAAGTGAGAGCGTTGCCAAAGGGTTTGAGGGTGGCTATACTCAGAACCGAAAGGTTGAGCCGGAACGCAGTCAACGAGTTGTGTGATATACTGCAACCGGAAAACGAGGTGCAAGCGCCAGCTACCGAGGCTGGTGTAGCAGAGGTAAGCGAGGCGCTGAAGGCAGCGCAGCAGCAAGACGACACCAAGGCGATGCAGGAATTGCTCGCCATTCTAGAAGGAGCATACAGTGAGTGACATTCTGGAGCTGAAAGAGCAGGTGACCGAGTTTGTCGCAAAGGGTCAGAAGCGACTGGACAAGCTCGAGGAAGAGGGCAAGTCTCGCGACGAGGGATTCGGGAAGCTTCTCGAAGACTTCGCGAAGCAGAGCGAGGAACTGTCCAAGGCAGTCTCGCGAATCGAGGCTGAGGAGCAAGAGCGCAAGCAGCTTGAGGCGGCACTGGCCCGGATGCCGAACGGTGAAGACAGCAACGGCGAGTTGCACACCGATCCAGGCTACCGGCGTGGGTTCCTCGGCTACATGCGCAAAGGCGGGATGATCGATGAGGAAGTGCAGGACCGCGAGGTGCAGCAGCTGCTCGAGTACCACGGTCTTCCGACAGACGAGGAGAGCACCAAGAGCGCCGAGATTCAGGTAATCAAAGCTGGTCTCGTCGGCAGCAATCCAGACGGTGGATTCCTCGCCCCGATCGATCCGGTGCGGTTCATCAGCCGACGCGTTTTTGAGTCCTCGCCGGTGCGCCAGTTGGCGAACGTGATCAGCACCGCACGAGAGGCGGTGACGATCATCGTCGACGACGAAGAGGCCGGGAGCGGTTGGGTTGGCGAGGTTGACTCGCGATCGGAGACGGACTATCCGCAGATTGCGGAGGTTGAGATTCCGACGCACGAGATCTACGCCGAACCGAAGATCAGCACCAAGGCGCTGGACGACATCTCGATCAACATCGAGGGATGGTTGCAAGAGAAGGTAGCCATGCGGTTTGCGCGCCAGGAAGCGCTTGCGTTTGTGAGCGGCAATGCGGTCAAGAAGCCGCGCGGCATCCTGGACTACAGTTCCTGGACCACTCAGGGCGAGTACGAGCGGGACGCAATCGAGCACCGCGACACCGCGACGGTTGGCACGCTTGCCGGTGACGATCTGATCGATCTGCAAAGCGATCTGCTCGAGGCGTACCAGACAAACGGCACTTGGCTCATGCACCGGAAGATCTGGTCAGAGGTGATGCAGCTGAAGGACAGCGACAATCAGTATCTGCTCAACCCGATGATGCTGTTCTCGGGCGTGCAGATGCAGCTGCTCGGCCGACCGGTGCGTTTTGCCGGAGACATGGATTCGACGGTTGCTGAGGGCAACTCGATCATGATCTACGGTGACTTCCGAGAGGGCTACACCGTGGTTGACCGGATCGGGATTCGGGTTCTGCGCGATCCGTACACGCAGAAGCAGTACGTGAAGTTCTACACCACCAAGCGCGTGGGTGGGGCAGTCACCAACTACCAAGCACTGAAGGTGCTCGACGTCCAGGAATCGTAAGGAGGGACCATGCAAAGGGATCTTGTAGCAAACATCAAGGTCGTTGACCTTGGCACGATTGCCGTAGACGGCACCGGAGACGACGACGGGAGTGTGTCGCTTGACACGAAGGGTGCGCGGTCGGTGACCTTCGTCCTCGACACCGCGACCACGCTCACCACAGACGTTTCGTATTTTCAGATTTTGGAATCGAGCGACGACGGGTCGAGCGACGCGTATGCAGAGATTGCCTCCGGGAAGTACCTTCCCACCGATCTTGAGGTGGAGCACGCAACCGGCGAGTACGGAATCAAGCTGATCAATCCGACCAGTCCGTACAAGCAAATGATCGGGTGCTTTTCGACGGAGCGATATCTCAAACCGCGAATTCACACCGACACATCACAGAACACGCCGACGTACAGCATCTACGCTATCCTTGAGATGGCGGACAAGCCGACCACGGCGACGTGGCACCCGGATGTGAGCGACGTTGACGACGAGCCGTAAGGGCTTGCCGATCGAGTAACCACGGGGCGCGTGGGGCAGTTGCCCGCGCGCCCTTTTTCATGGGGGCGGTTGTGACGACACGAGCACAAGTCAAGATCAACGGCACATACGACACGATCACGTCGGCAGATCCCACGGCGGCGGAGAGCGCCCCGGCGTATACCAACGGGCACCGATGGCTTGCTACCGGCAGTGGAGACAGCTTTGAACTCACCGACGAGACGGCCGGTACGTGGATGCAGATAGAGACGGCGCTTGACGCGAAGATAGACACGGTGCTGGCGTCCACATACAAGCGAGTGCTTACCGAGTGCTACGGATCGCTTGCCATCCAGCGTCAGGCGGAGCTCGAGGAGGCGCCGGACTCGATCGCCTGGAATAGTCTGTGGTGGCTCAACACCTACGTATCAGTGTACGCCGACTGGACAATCAGCGGGGCGTCAATCAGTGTCGCCGATGCAGACGACATTGTAGGCTCCGTTGATGATTTTGAGTACGAGGACGCTGCCTACATCATCGGTTCCCGGCGCAACGACGGGGTTCACACGGTAGAAAGCGTAGACGCTGCGGGGCTGACCTTTGGCGAGACGCTGATAGACGGAGACAGCCAATTTGTGGTGATGCTTATCTCAGTGCCGACGGATCTCGATCTGATCATCGCGCGGATGATCTACTACGACATCCAGATTCGCCCGCTGCGCTACGGGCTGCAGAGCGAGCGCATCGGATCGTACAGCTACCAGACGTCTGAGCAGATGATTGGCGGGCTGCGGTACCCGATCGACGTGATAGCCGGGATTGATTCCTACCTTGGCAACGGTCCGATTGCAGATGCGAGGTTCACGCCATGATAGATCGCTACTACCGGCCATTCACGCTTCAGCGGCAGGCAGACGGGGCTACGATAGTAAGCGAGCCGAGCTACACGACGGTGGGCACGTATCGCGGATTCATCCAGCCGCGCAGCGGTAGCGAGACGTCGACATTCAACGCCGTCGATGAGAGCTACCGCCATGTGCTGTACACAGCCAAGAGCACGCCTGTCCAGTACGGAGACCGGATCGTGCAGGACGGGGTGACGTGGCGAGCAGTTTTTGTGACGCAGCCTACGGGCATTGCCGGGCAGTCGCATCACAAAGAGATCGGGCTGTCCTACGTAGGAGGGTAGCATGGCTTTCAACATGGTCAGATTCCCAGACATCTTGGCTCAGACAATCGGGCAGGCCGTCGGTGTTGAGGTACGGAAACTGGCCAAGGCAAACGTGCGGAAAGACTCAGAAGACTTGGAAGGCAGCATTCGCGTTGACAGGCTCCCAGACGGGAGCCGCGAGGTGAGCGCGAACACGGAGTACGCTGCGGTTCAGGAGTACGGCCACCCATACTACCCGAGCAGGGAAGCTCCACCGTCTGTGCCAAAGAGCGGGCCTGGAGGGCCCTACACCTACAATCCCTACATGCGACCGGCGGCAAAAGAGACGCGGGACAACATGAGTGATATCGTTCGAAAGTACACCCCGGCAGCGGTCCGGAAGGCGGGCGGATGAGCTTCCTCGAGACCTTTATCCTTGAGATTTCGAGTTCGTGGACCGGTGCGACGCTGAGCTTTGCTCAACCGTCGGGGCCGCAGAAACCGTACATTGTGATCCTGATTGTACCGCCGACGAGTGAGACGCCGCTTGTGTTCGAGGAGGAGGAAGGCGAGGGTGGTGAGCTGCAGCTACAGTTCTCCTGCGCCGCGGACTCACCGCAAGAGGCGCTGTCTGAGTTGGAGGCGCTAAAGACTGTTGTGCGCGCGGTGCGCGGTTTGATAGGAACCGCTCCGCAGTATAGAGTGAGCGCGAATAGGTGTAGCGGCGTGCAGTCATTTGACGCGTCGCTCGGGACGTGGCAGGCGATCTTTGAGGCCACCGTGCAGTGGTCGGAGACGTAAGGAGGCTGATGTGATAGTGTGTCCATTGTGCGGTAGCCCGGCAAGTTTGCGGCTACCCGGCGATATGAAAGAGTGCCGCCAGTGCGGCAATCGCTATTCTGTTCCGAGGCCGCGACCTACGCGGACCAGGCGGACTAGGAAGACGGTACCAAAGCCGTCACCACCGGCGGAAGAGACGCCGACGACAAATGAGGAGGAAAGCTAAATGGCTTTTGTAGGGACAGGACAGAAACTGATCGGCGATGATGGGGCAGTGTACGACGTGGTCGCCGGGACCGAGGCTTCGGGAGACGGGGCGACTCCGCTTACCGAGGGCCACTACCTTGTGACCGCTGTTGCAGATGCTGCGAGCGGATGGCCTGGCACATCTGGCGCGAGCGGTGCGAGTACGATCACCGCCGGGCGCATCATCGAGGTGAGAGACACCGACACCGCAATCACGCCGGCTGCAACGGACAAGTACGTGCCGCTCACGCTCACCGAGCTCTGCGACATGAGTTCATGGAGCGTGCAGTTCTCAAGCGACGAGGTGGAGATCACGTCGTTCTGCAACGACTTCAAAACCTACCGTGCGGGCAAGGACGACGCTCAGGGCACCGTCAACGGGATTTTCACCATTGGCATCACCGACAAGCTCACCGGGTTTTCGCTCGCGCGGAACTTCATCGACATCATGCGACAGGACGGCGGAGACACGATCGATGTGTACCAAAAGACCAAGGGCGCAAAGCTTGCGCGGCTTGTCCTGAACGATAAGTTCGACCTTGGCGACTACCTCGAGATGTTCGTGCCGATCGAGTTTTTCGGGTTTAACCTGGGGGCTGAGCAGGGGGCAAACGCGCAGACGTTTGATTCCGGATTTCGATTCAGCGAGCTCCAGCTTGGTGCCGCAAGCGTAGACGTCCTTCCGACGCTCTATCGCCGCGCACGTAGCGAAGAGAACACATAAGAGGCTGCCCGGCATAGCGCCGGGCTTGCCCATCTAAAGGGGAAGATATGCAGATCAAGATCAAGTCACCGACGAAGCAGACAGTGTATCCGGACATCGACGACAACCTCAGTCTGCCCGAGGATGAGCGATTCGGCGTGGAGCTGCGCAAGCCGAGCAAGCAAGCGATGGCAGAAAGCTCGGTGCGGACGGAGTTTGACGAGCGCGGAGACGCGCGGACGGTGTACGATGCCAACGGGCGAGCGCGCGCATGGATCGGCCGTCTTGTCAACGCTCCGACGCTGGTGATAGACGGGCGCAGTCGCAAGATGCAGATCGGTGATCTGTTTCGATGGGACGAACTCGCGCCGGTACTGCGTGCGGTCAATGAACGGATTGATGCGCTGACTGCCGAGGACACCGAAGAGGACGAGTCAAAAAACTGATAGCCGCCTTCTGGCTTGTGATGAGCGGGAAGGCGGCCTACAGACCTGCCCCCGGGTTTGAGCATAAGCTGCATTTCATCGGCCCGGCGTCGCGTCCGGTGTGGATCGGGCGAAAAGGTGATGTGCCGGGGCTGCTGAATGACCGGTTCTGGGAAGTCTACCGAGCGTGGCAGGAGTTCCATCTTGGCATAGCGCGGCCGGATCGCCGAAGTTCGGTGGCGGAGGGAGTGCTGATCTTGGAGGGGCAATTCAGGGCGCACTTCAGTCAGCAGCACGCGGTACTTGAGCGGCTCGATTTGATCTTGCAGGTACTGACCGGCGGCGGAAAGAAGGGCCGGAGAGGGAGATAGCATGGCGATCGAGGCCGCCAGGATAGTAATCAAAATCGACACAGACGCGCCGCAAGCGACGCGGAAAATGCGATCACTCGACGGTGCAACGCGCGGATCCACAGATGCAGCCAAAGGTGCACGGTCGGCCTTTTCCGCCCTTGTAAGTGTCGGTATTGCGGCGTTTGCTACCAGGGCAGCCACGGCTATGGCACGCGTAGGCGGCGCTTTGCTCACTGCAGCAAGTGACGCCGAGGAAACGCTCAATAAGTTCAACGTCACATTTCAAGGAATCAACACCGAAGCAGAAGATACGGCGCAGAATCTTGCAGACAGTTTTGGTCTTGCGCAGACCGAGGCGCGTGGGCTGCTGGCAAACACCGGCGACTTGCTTACCGGGTTTGGGTTCACTCGCGACAGGGCGCTGCAGCTGTCGACGCAGGTACAGGAGCTTGCCGTAGATTTGGCCTCGTTTACCAACTTTTCAGGCGGTGCCGCCGGAGCATCCGAGGCACTGACCAAGGCGCTTCTCGGAGAGCGCGAGTCTATCAAGAGCCTCGGGATCGCGATCACCGAAGCGGACATCGCTAGGCTTGCTGAAGAAAAAGGTATCACCGGAGAGCTTGACCGGCAGACAAAAGCGGCGCTCACGCTTGAGCTGGCAATCCAGCAAAGCGGGAATGCGATTGGCGACTTTGCCCGGTCTCAAGACTCATTCGCCAACCAACAGAGGATAGCGCAATCGGCGGTGCAGGACCTCCGAGAAGAGCTTGGGCAGCAGTTGCTCCCGATAGCAACGGAGATGATCGGGAAGTTTACCGGACTTGTAGACCGGTTTGCAAACCTTGACGACGGGACGAAAGAGATTATTGCGACCGTCGCAGCGGCAGTCACTGGAGTAACGGCGCTCACTGCGGCAGTAGCGGCGCTCAATGGTGCAATGGCTTTTCTCGCGGCAAATCCAATGACGGCTGTCATTGCAGCGGCGGCGGCGGTGGCTGCAGGCATCGGCATTTTAATCATGCGCACCGAGACGTTCGATGAGAAAATCCAGGGAGTGGTCGACGGTCTTGAGGAACAGCGCCGCGCAGCCGATGAGGTTATCGAGCCGCTCGAGGGGCTCAACGAGCAGCAAGAGATTGGCGAAGAGGCTTACAATCGGCTGATTGAGATCTACCCGGATTTGGCTGACCAGATAGACGGTTACGCGACATCGGTTGAGGAGGCGAAAGAGGCGGTAGAAGATCTAAACCGCATTGAAGCGCAGCGGGAGTTCAGCGAGATCATATCTCCGCTCATCAAACAACTGTTCGACGCGCGCGCTGCGGTGGGGTTTTATCGTCAGGAAGTCGCCGACGCAGAAGCGGCGATCGGTGAGCTTTCAGGGGCTCAAGAGCGATTTGGGGACTCTGTGCTTGTCGATGCTCGAGAGCGACTGCGAGAGGCCAAAGAGCAGCTGGCGTTTTTCTCCGGCGAGGCTGAAATGACGGAGGCGCGGATAGAGACGGTGCGCGCCGAGTTTGAAAGGCTTTTCGCTTCAATGGAGGATACGGAAGAGCAGGCCGAGGATACCGCGGGGGCAATTGGGGATGGTGACGGGAAAGGTGGGTTGACCGGGGCCGTTACTACGCTGAACCCCGAGCTGTTGAAGCTGAAGCTGCTGGCGATGGAAACGGCAGAAGCCATAGACAAGACAGGAGAAAGCACCGCCGAGTTTGCGGGAGAGATTATCAATCTCTTGCCTGGATTGGTAAACATCAACGAAAATCTGTCAGATTTGAAAGAGATCCCGGAGCCCGTAGCCGGAGCGTTTGCTATGGTAGGTGACGCGCTATCGGTACTGCCCGAAAAGGTCCAGCAGTGGGGCGACATCACCAAGGTTGCAGCAGAAAAGGGGTCGGCAGCGCTCGATGAGCAGATGGAAAAGCTGGAAATGCTTGAGCAGCTGCAATCCGATCGCTCGGCGGCAGAACAGGAGTCGGCAAAAGAGACGGCACGCGTGGAGGCTGAAAAGGCCGCGTTTATCGCGGAGCTTGAGGCTGAGCAACACGCAGAGTGGATGGCGCGTGTTGAGGCGGAAGACGCAGCCTTGATGGCATCTGCGGAGGCAGAGGCCGAACTGCGCGCACAAGCCCGTGAACGCCATCAGCAGGAGATGGAAGAGAGAGCCGAGCGGCTTGCTGCAATGAAAGCGGAAAAGGCGGCTAGAATAGATGCTGCTGAGGAAGCGGCAGAACGTGAAGCTGAATCGTGGAGGCGGGCCACCGATGCAGCCAATGAGGCTTACCGAGAGCGAACGCGAGAGCGGTTCGACATCGCGCAGACGTCTGCCGAAGCAATCTTTGACGTAACTTCGTCGTTCGCCGATCGATTTATAGAGGACGAGCGTAAAAGGGCAGTCGCTCAGAAAGCTATTGCCATTGCGGAGTCGGTCATTCTCGGAGCTCTCGCGGTGTCTCGACAACTCGCGCTCGGCAATATAGCAGGGGCTATTACTGCAGGGATTGTTGCTGCAGCTCAAACGGCAGTCATAGTTGCCGAGCCGATACCCGGAGCCGAGCTCGGAGGGTCCTTCGTGGTGCCACCGGGGAACAACGGCGACGGCGCGCTGATGCGGGTAAACTCGGGTGAGCGCGTAGACGTGACGCCGGCGCGAGCGTCAGACTCCGGCGGAGGCATGCCAAGCACGGTAGTTGTGCGCATTGGTGAGCGCGAGTTTGCGGCGGCTGTGGAGGATGCGTTCAACCGCGGCGGCGCGCAGATCCGGAGACAGGGCGCGGTGAGGGTGCGGAGATGAAGTACGGATTGAGCAACGTTGTTGAGTCTGCCGACATCACGACGAGCAACACCACTGATGCAGTGTCTACGACAGACGCGCTGTCCGACGTGCGCACCACGCGGTCCTACGTCGCATCGCAGGACGGGGCGTCTGCGGTAGAGATCAACGCGGATCTCGGATCGGCATCATCGGAGACGATTGACGTTGTTGTGCTTGCCGGGCTTGTCGGGATCACGGTTGATGTGACGATCAAGCTGTACCTCGCCAGCGTCGAGCAGGCGAGTGAGACGGTTACACCGGCGGCTATTGTCGAGCAGGTGTATGCGGTCGCGTCGTTTGACTCGGTAAGCGCAGACGAGATCGAGGTGAGTTTCGATGTTGGAGACGGCGAGCAGTTTGCCGTCGGCTACCTGTTCGCCGGTGAGCTGTCAGACGCGCTCGTGCCTGCCGACAACGCAATCAACGTTCGGATAGAAAGCAACGACCCGTTGGCAATCTCCCGGGCATCGGTGCCGGTGACGAGCGACGCGTTCCGGTATCTGACGGTTGACTTCGCGATTGTGGAGGACGCGGCTACTGATCTACGCTCGCTCCTCCGCACGCTGTTTACCGACGGCTACGGGGTGCCGCGCGTGTGGTACTTTGACGATGAGTGCATTTTTTCCGGCGAGGCAATACTGGCAATTCTGGACAGCGACGCGCTGCAGCTTGATTTGGCCTACGCCAAGGACGAGACGAAAGCGCGCACACAGATTGGACTTGTGGAGGTAAGATAGATGGCAGTGACACAGGTAAACGACTACGAAGTCGGCGTGAATGCCGATTTGAGCAACGCGTTGTCGAACATCGACGCCAACCGTATAGGGGACGACTTGACGTGGCTGGAGCTTGACGGCTCCACGGTCAAAGTGTCGGTAGGATCTCTGATCGAGGCGAATGGCTCGCTCTACAAAGTGGACACCGCAGCGGAGACGCCGACCGGGACAGCGGAGATTGGGGCGTTCCTATTTTTCGATCCGTCGTCTGAGACGTTTGTCTGGAGCACGTCGGAAGGGACTTTCGACCCAACAAAGGGCGGCATATACGACGGATCGAACCGGCGACAGTGCCGGTTCTATCTAACGACTTCGACAACGTGGGCGTTGATACGCTCACCGTTTGAAAGTGAGATTGTGCTCGGCAACTTGGCTCCGCGGCCGTCTACTATTAACTGGATGGATGCAGTACAAATAGGCAGCGATCTAAACATAGCGGGAGCATTGAGCGCTGCTCTTGCAGCACTGAATGATACGGACGTCGCATTCATTGATTCAGGCAACGAGGATTTGCGAGTCTACCGATTCAACGGTGCGACGTGGAGCCAGGTTGGAAGTGACCTAAATATATCTGGTGCCGGAACGCCCGCCCTTGCAGCACTCAACAGCACAGACGTCGCGTACATTGACGGGAGTAACGACGATTTGCGGGTGTACCGATTCAACGGTGCGACGTGGAGCCAGGTCGGGAGCGACTTGAACATAGCGGGGGTGGCGCTGCCCGCCCTTGCAGCACTCAACAGCACAGACGTCGCGTTCATTGATTCGGGCAACGACGATTTGCGAGTCTACCGATTCAACGGTGCGACGTGGAGTCAGGTCGGGAGTGACCTAAATATATCGACGGTAGGTCAGCCCGCCCTTGCAGCACTCAACAGCACAGACGTCGCATTCATTGATTCAGGCAACGAGGATTTGCGAGTCTACCGATTCAACGGTGCGACGTGGAGTCAGGTCGGGAGTGACCTAAATATATCTGGTGCAACGTCTTTGTGCGGACTCGCAGCACTCAACAGCACAGACGTCGCGTACATTGACGCGAGTAACGAGGATTTGCAAATCTATCGGTTTAATGGTTCAGCGTGGAGGCTGGCTGGAAACGGTATAAGCGTATCTGGGGCCGGAACGCCTGCGCTCGCAGCGCTTAACGGTACTGATGTGGCGTTAATTGATACTGGTAACCAGGATTTGCGAGTCTACCGGTTCAGGTGGCAGTTCAACGCGCCGCCTCCATATGCTTTGTCGTGGGTGTAATCAATGGTTCTCCTTGCTGAGCTATCCATCAGATCAGCACCTCCAGACTTCATCAGCTACGGCGACGGGGTGTGGTGGTATAGCTTTGCGGGAGATGAGACCTACGTAGACGACGAGGGCGTCACGTTCATTTGGGGAGACCGGCGCGACCTGCTGAACGTCCGCGGTGTCGCGCTCGGGGCGATCAACTACACCGAGACATCAAGCATTGCGTTGTGCGCTGCCTCTGAGCAGTCGTTCTACTGGGACAACGCGAACAAGCGGCTGTACGTCCACCACGCAGGCGACGCGAACGACTACACCATAGGGCGTGACTCCTACCGGATTCTTGCGGTGAGCGCGGGCTACGCAACCGGTGTGCTGCCGGACGCGATCAGCTACTTCGACGGGCTGTACTTCGATCCGATCATCACGGCTCTTGGGCGTCTGAGCAAGATTGCTGATCCGCTGAAGTTCGGTCTGTTGTCGTTCGAATCCTCCGCGCTCGACCTGGCCAACGCTGACGCGGAGTTTGACCGTATCGACCTTGCGACAGTGCTTGGCTCTCAAGTGCGGTTTGTGCTGATGGAGTCCGGAGACACTGATCTTGACGACGGCGTGCGGCTGTTCACCGGCTACACTGCGGGGGCGCGGCAGGGTGATGAGCGGATCAGTCTACAACTTGCCGAGGCTCGGCTGTTCTACAACCGGGCGGTCTGTCCAAGCAAGTTCAGTGACGACGACTACGCGGACATAGACTTTACCTACCTTGGCAAACCCATACCGGTTGCCTACGGTGAGGTCCGGCGCGGGATTGCGGTACCGGTTGACACGTCAGGCTTTGACCTTGACACCGGCGGCACGGTGACGTTTGTGTTGGCCGATCCGGCGATCGACGCTATCCGTGCGATCGACGCGGTATACGACAGCAACGGCAAGTCGCGTACACTCGGCACCACGAACCTCACCAACTGCACGGTGCAGATCAGCATATCGGCCGGCGAGGAGATCGACCTCGGATTGTTCTCGTGGGACGGCGAGGGCTACGATATCAGCGGAACCTACACCAATGGGCTTGACATCATGAAAGCGGCGTTTGTCGAGCAGGCGGGGCTTGCTTACACCTCGGACAATTTCGACACGACGCAATGGGCCGCACAGACGGCGGCTCTCACACAGCCGGTGGGACTATCGATCCAGAGTGAGCGCGGGATCATTGACGAGATCGTGGAGCCGGTTACCGTATCGCTGCAGGGCGTGCTTGAGATACTCGGCGACGGGCGAGTGACGTTCATTCCGCGAGATCCAGACGCAGCGATTGCGCGGATCATTGAGCAGGATGAGATCATTGACGGACCCACGCAGGACGTGCAGACAGACGAGGTAGTCTCCACCGTCACCGTTGAGTACAGTCGGTCGGCGGTGTCCGATGAAGATACGCTGCAGGTGACCTACAGTGCTGACCGAGAGGCCGTGGCCGGGGCGTACGGCGTTGACACTTCGCAGCCGATCTCACCGGTAGAGTCGGTGCTCACGACCTCGGCAGATGCGCTTGCGCTTGCTGAGGAGATCGCGGAGACGAGCAGCGCGCCGCAGCGAATCTACGCGTTGCAGATACCGCTCGGGACTGATACGCTGAACCTGTTCGATGTGGTTCAGGTTGACGTCGGCCGGTATGGCGAGACGAGCTACATCGTGGGCGAGGTGCTTGAGCGCAGCATCGGGCTTGACGGGCAGCTGTTTGTAGTCAGCCTTCGGGTGCGCGAGTTGCCGGACCGCGATGCGATCACGGAGGTGCGGATTGTGGATTCCGGCGTGCTGAGGATTACAGATGATGAGAGTGAGAGGGGGCTGATATAGTGGCGACCGTACCAAAAAGGATAAGCGATCTTGACGCGGCTGCAACGCTATCTCTTGCAGAGACGTTGCTTGAGATCGAGCAGACCGGGCTTGCTGCGGGAACACGGTCGCGTAAGCTCACGCTTGAGGACTTGTTGAATCAGCCGCTAGAGTCTGCAGCGAAAAGCGCCGACTACACCATCACCGGGCGCGACGATGCGCGGGTGCTGTACGTGACCACCGGTGCAACTGATCGCACGATCACGCTACCTGCAGGGGCCAACATGCTGACCGGCGACGAGGTTGAGGTCCACAAGGTGGACTCAGGCGCTGGAAAGGTCACCGTCAGCAGATCGGGAAGCGACACGATCGAAGGTAAAACGAGTTACTCTCTGCCATCGCAATACAACGTGATATGCCTGAGGTGGACGGGCAGCTATTGGTCGGTGGTGCAGCTCAAGGCAAACTTCGACACGGGTTGGATATCAAACAGTGACTGGACAGCCGCAGAGTTCACGGTCGCGCACAACCTGGGTGCCGCGCTGCCGGAGGTGATCGTCAATTTCTACGTGAGCACTGACGGGACAGATGCAAATGCTCGTGAGTACGCTGAAATCAGTTATGACGCTGCCGTGGCGGCCGCCGAAGTGTACGGGATCGTCATTGAGCCGGTTGACGGCAACACTATCAAACTCAACACCGGGACGGATGGCTTGGGCATTTTAAACGTTGACGGCACGTTCGGCGTTCTCGACAACGATGACTGGTACTACCGCGTCGTTATCTACAGGCTCGCATAGGAGATCTAACCAATGCCAACATGGATGTGGGGACCGATAACAGCAGGCGGGGCAGCGCTCATCACCGTGGTGGTGTGGCTACTGATCAAGATCGGAAGCAACGTCAAAAGCATCAACGTGGGTAAAACAGCGATTGTCGTGCACGGCGACGGCGAGCAGACAACGCCGCTTGGACGTGCACTTGCCTACGTGCCGCAGAACGTGGGGCAGATAACGTCTCTCATCTACACCGGCTATCTCCGGATTATGAAGGAGAAGGGCGTATCACCGGACGACATGACCGGGGTTGAGGATGCGATCTACGCGCGGATGCTGATACGGTTTGCTGTTGCGGCGGGCAACGGGACGAACTCAGTCCAGAAGATTATCGAGACCGACATAGCAACACGGGATTGGGACGGCGAGGAGCTCACAGCCTACATTCGCCGATCGGTTGTGCCGCGCGTGCTCGACTCGCTCAAATCGCTGATCAACAGCGAGTATGACTCAGTAGTGCGCTACGCCGAGCACAGCGACCGGACGCGGGTAGTGTCTCAGGTGGAGTTCGTTGACATGCTCCTCACCGACGAGTTCCGCGACTCGCTTGTCGAACAGCTGCGGCCGTTCTACGATTACGCGGCCCGGCACCTGGGGACATCATGACCACGCTGCAGATCCCCGTGCATCTGTACTGGTGGCTCAAGGCCGAGCGTGGTGAGGACGGATGCGCGCTCGCCTCACACGGTGTAGCTGAGCATCAAAGCACGTGGGAGCCGCACGACTCACCTTATGCGTGGGCGATTGACCTGGTACTACCGCACGGCACGCCGCTCCGCTCCTGCGGCCGAGGCCACGTCAGGGCGGCTCGAGCAGACGGGGATCAGTGGACCGGCAACAGTGGCAACTACACTGACATTGAGATCCAGACCGAGTGCGGCACGATCCTTGTCACCTACTCCCATCTTGCAGAGCCGCCGCTTTTCGGATCAGGCATGCCGCTTGGCGAAGGCGACGTGATTGGGTTTGTCGGGGCCACCGGCAGGGCGGGCGGGCCACACCTGCACATGGAGATAATGTACTGGCCATCGAAAGAGCGGCTGTGTCCGTATCGAGTTTTCACGGAGGGGATCTATGGCTGATGGATTGATGCGGGACGTCAACGGCAATTTGAGCAGTAAGCGGGTTGCAGGCTACGTGCTGATGAGCGCGTCTTTGCTGGCCGGGTTTGTCGGCGCAGTGCTCGGAAACACTGTGCTTGTCGACTACAGCAAGTGGGTGCTGACGACCGGTGCGGCGTCGGTTATCGCTGGGGTAGCGGAGAGGAGATCATGAGCAATGCGACGATCAAGCGTGTCCTGGTGGCTGGTGCTGTGCTTTGCGTTGCTGTTGCTGCTGGCTGGGTTTGGGGCACTGCGAGCGCTCGAGCCGCCGGAGCCGAGTACACAGCCGAGCTACAGCAGCGACTCACCGACACTCGGCGGGATCTCAGAGACGCTCAGCGAGAAAATCGCAGAGCTCAAGGAGCGATTGATAGAGCGGTCGCGAGAGGTCGAGCAATTGCGGCTCGAGCTGCAGCTATTGCAGACGGATCTCTTGGAGACGTCGAGCTCATTACGGAGATCGCAATCCTTTTTGACCAGTATGTCTCACTCGTTCGAGAGCTACAGGCGGGCGGCGGAGGCTCGGGTAGCGGAGCTGCAATCCGAAATCCGTAGACAGCAGGTGTGGCACTGGATAGAGCGCGGGGCGTGGGCGGCTGCTGTTGGCATGGTTATTTGGGTAGCCTTTGGTAGCTAACGCCTGCTCAGTTTCTGTCCGCACATTGGGCAATCATGTTCATCAGTAACGAAAGTGCAGTTGGGGCATATTTGCATTTGTCCATCATTCCAGTGCGCGTCGTCATGGATAATGCGATGACCGGGGTACAGGATCCGAGACTCTGCATCCTCTCCAAGCCTGATAGACCTAGTAACCATGGCACGCAAAGAAGGGCCAAGCTCCAGGATTTCCGATAGGGTCCACTGACCGGCCAATCGCAATTCCTTGCGATACTTTGTGCGCAGCCGTTCTTTCAGGAGCTCAAATCGTTCAGAAAGCGTCGTTGTTTGGGCGTTTCCGAGGATGCTGTTGCATTGAAAGCAACACGGGATCGTCACACATTGAAAGATAATTCCAGACGTTACCATAGATCCGATAACCGAAAGCGGTGGCTGGTGATCTATTGTTCCGGCCTCTTGACCGCAGTAAAAACATCGCCATTTGTCGCGCTGGTCGTGGAATCGTACTCTGGCGTACAGTTGATTGTAGAGCTTCATGTTTTGCTTGCGAATCTCATTGTAATTCATCATTCCTCCTTCGCCACATTTTACCGTTGATTGATGGTTATAACCAGCGCTATGATTGAATGGAGGCTAAAATGGTCTCATCCACGGAGGCAACTATGGGCATCCCTAAAGGACACACAGTTGTGTCTATTGTAGTCCCAAACGAAGTGAGGCACGCGCTCCATGCCGCAGCATCCGACGCCGGACTGAGCGTCTCGCGCATGCTCGCGCAGTGGATCAAGTCCGGAGCCGGATCTCCGATCACTCGCGCCGGAAAGCGTCAGGCGGTGCGAGCGCACAAAGACGAGCTGATGGTCTCGCTACCGCGCGCGTGGACGCGCAGCACCGGACTGCGAGCGAGAGACCGCGTCACAGTGTCGTACTCCGACGAAGCGCTCATCATCCAACCTGCAAAACACTACACAGGCGTGTAGTAGTTCCAGTTAAAAATCGCACATTTGCCTCACTTTCTTATCACACACCATTGCGCTGTGTGATAAGACGTGGTATACTCTTATTATCAAACGATGGAGGTTACGAGATGACAGACAGAGCAAAGGCGATCTACGACAGAGTGATGGACGATGCACACGGCGACAGAGCGGCCGCAGCTGACGCGCTGTCAAGCGGCGAAGAGGTGGTACTCGCACGCGGTGAGGATCTAATCGCGATACAGGTCTCCGACCTCGGCACACAGGCACGGCGAGACTACACTAGTGAGGTCAACGGCCGTACGCGTGACACGGTGCACTATCACGACACGCTGTCCGACGCGGTTATGCACGGCGCCGAAAACTGCATAGCGGCCGTGCGTAATGGCTTCCGGATTGTCCATAGAGACTGAGAGGACAGAGTAGCCGAAACGCCGCACGCGCGGCGTCCGCCGGAGATTGACTACCGGCGCTGATGAGGCAGTCAGATACCAACGGAGGTTACGAGATGACAGACAAGAAAGAAATCGCAATTCAGATAGCGATCAATGGAACCATGTATGAAGCTATCGGCATGGTTGGCTGGACGCGGTTTCTTGGCCGCGACGCGGTAGAGGTAGATGATGCTGGGCTGACAATCACCCCTACCATTGATGATGAGGACGTCGATTTGTACAACGCAATCAATGAGGCTGTTGTCGCTGAATACGAGCGAACGGCAGGAGAGTGACAGCACACCGGCCGGTTTTCCTTGACTGCACAGTATAGTGTGGTATAATACAACACGGGGGTATGAGATTGAGTGAGCAAGCAATCAAAGCACAGCAGCAGGTGCAGCGCATCCGGCGCGGCATCGTCGACCAGCCGACGCACACAGAGCGCGACGTTGACCGCAGGCTCGAGGAGTTGGCGGAGGCCGAGCTGACCGCACGGCTGGCAAGGAGCGCGGCATGGCGCGCGTAACTCGGTCAGACGTTGGGCTGCCGCCGATGCTGCGCGGTGCAAGCACGGTGACAGTGCGCGGATTCACGTTTCGCGTTGGGTGGCATTACTTCCAAGATCCGGGAAATTGGGTCGAGGACACAATTACAATCGAAGATCCTGACGGCGTGACAAATGATGAGCTGACGCTCGATGCTGAGCGCTGGCAGGATCTTCTCAAGCCGGAGCTCTATGAAGAGGTAATGGATGCGGTAGACAAGAAGGTGATAAAAGGCCCGGCGGGGTAGCCGGGCCAGGGGAATGAGAAACGCCGGATGAGCGGCCGACGCACATACAGTGTAGCGGTCGGCCGCTCTCGCATCAACAGGAGGATGACATGGAAGTTACTGAGTACGAAGAAGCACAGCAGCAGGATCTACGGCCGGTCGGTGTAAGCGGCTATGCGTCGGAGGTGCGGGGGGCAGATCCGAGTGACGTGATGGGGATGATTGGATCTGCTCTTACGCAAGGCTTGCCGGTAGAGACGATCGAGCGGCTGGTTGCGCTGCGAGACAGGATGAAGGCCGAGTGGTCGCGTGAGCGATTTTTTGAGGCGCTGAGTGAGTTTCAGGCGGCGGTGCCCGCGGTCGCAAAGACAAAGGACGTGATGAACAGAGACGGTAAGACGGTGAGGTACCGCTACGCGCCGCTCGATGTGATCGTTGAGACCGTCAAGCCCGCGCTTCGGGACCACGGATTTTCCTACACCATTAAGCCGGTCCAGGACGAGCCGGGGCAATTGACAGCGGTCGTGATCGCGCACCACAAAGATGGCCATGAGGAGGAGACGCG